TTATGCCACGTCGATCCATTCGGCGCCCCGACTGTCCCGGTAGAGATCCGTCATCTTCGCGGAGCGGTGGCCGAGCAGCCGTTGCGTATCGCGCCCTTCTTCTTCATGAAGCCTGGCAGCCAGGGAGCGCATCTCATGGAAGCTTGGCGGGCTGGCGCCGAAATCGAGTCCATGTTTTTTCGCCGCCCTGTCCCTCGCATCAGCGAACGCGGCGCTTATGGTGTCCAGCATAATCGGCTGCCCAGCCTTGGCACGACTGATCGTGCGGTGATGATGGATCATGTAGCGGGAAAGAACCCTCCCTCGGCATGATTTGATCACTGAGGCCAGATCGAGACCAAGGACAGTCAGACCAATCGACGTGCTTATACGAAGGCGCATTCCCGTCTTCGACTGAACAACCTGCAGGTATCCGTCCTGCTCGTCCTTGAACTGCATTGCTGCAAGATCCTCCCGCCTCTGGCCGGTAATAACCGCCAGTTCCATGGCTCGTTTCAACCAGGGCTGTTTCGCCTCGGCATAGATCAGACGCCATGTCTCCAGAGTCAGGCGCTCGCGCTTGATTTTCACCCGCGCCGCCTTCGTCACCTCCACCGGGTTTTTGTCAGTCCATCCGGCCGCCATCGACTCCATGAAAACATCCCGCAGAAGGGATCGCATGGCTCGGGCCATTTGTGCTTTCCCTTCCTTCGCCATCTCCGAGAAGTAGCCGGCCACATCAATGGTCCCGATATCCCGGATGTCCATCGTTCCGAACCTGGCGCGCAGCCGTTTCAGGCGCATCCGAGTATTACGGACACTGGCCGCCGCCAGGCCGCGCTCGGCGTAGATCTTTTCGTACTCGATGAGCCAGTCGTCAAATAGCCGCGGCGGACGTGATGGCTCAGAATTGAGCCTGTCGGCGATAGTCGGCTGAAGCGCTTCCGTGTGGTTTGCTTCGATCGCTTCCCGAATCGCGCGAGCCTTGTCCTTGCCCAGGCCAAACATCCGGCCGCTTACTGGATCTCGATAGGCGTAATAGGTTACGCCTGACCGAGAGTCCGTCTTCTTGTACAGGTTTGGGGGGAGGTCTTTTGACCCCTCTTTACGCGGCCTTGGTGCCATGGCGTGCGCTCTTAATGCGGGATATCAGACTGTCGCCAGGTGCGGAGCGTTTGGCGGGCTCTTGACTGCTGTACTCCGCATCCGGGCTCACGTAGTAGCTTCGACCATGCTTTACGGGTGCAGGGATAATACAGCCATCCCTTGCCCACCTGCGGAGGGTGTTGATACTCGGCGGCGTCCTGAAGTGCTCAGCCGCCCATTCTTCTAGGGTTACGAGTTTCATTGGACAATACCTCCCCGCCCTGCTGGCGCTGGTCGGGAAAATGGTTTTCGGGGACTGGCAGCCTATTCGGCTACCGGCGAACTAGAACGAGCAGCCCCATTGCAGGGCTGCGAATGCTGGCGCGAGTTCGATCACTGCGTGTAGCGCGACCAGGCTGGCGCCGATGACGGCTACTGCCGCCATGCGGGAGAGAGCTTTCTTCATTGGGGCTCCGGATCAGTCGCCCGCGGCCTTCGAGATCAGGTGCATGAGCATTTCGCGCAGTTGCTCGCGCTCGAGCACCTGGCCGGTACGGGCATACTCGTCTGCCTGACGCAACACTGCCTCTATCTCGATGTTGAACATCGGCGAGAGCACGTCTGGCTCGCACTGCTCCATCAGAAGCTCAATGGCGCGTGTAGGATGGGCCATAGCTACGCCGAGCCAGTTGTAAGCTGACGCGGCGCGGTAGTAGCGAAGGCCGGCGATCTCATGCCGCTGAGGCGGGCGGAAGGGTTTCGTGCGCATATGCAATCCGGGTAGTGGGTAGCCCATTATCCGAATTGCTGTATGTGCGTACAGTGGTTGGCGATGGGTGGCTATTCTTGCTCGCTCAGCAGGGCGCGCAGTGGTCTCCCGTGATCGTCGTATTCTGGCCTCTCTGGCGGGTAGGCTTCGGCGGTCATAGCCTGATCGATTGCGGCGCGCAGGTTCTCGGTATAGCTCTCGCCAAGCACCCGGATGTGCGGTGCACCCTGATAGTACCCAACGATCTCGATACCGATGCTGCTGTCGCCGGTGTGGGCATTTGAGCTGCTGCCGTGGCGCACGTCCCAGCAGTTATCCTCGATCGCGTCGAGCCTCGCCTTGTCCCTGCGCAGTGCCGCGACTTCCTCCCTGAGCGCCTGGGCCTCTTCGGCGAGGGCGTCGTAGTCCTGGCTAAGGACGAACTCCCCGAATTGGCTTTCTTCCCAGCCATAGATATTTCCAACCGGGCTGATCTTCTTCGCCTCACTCATGACCTACCTCCTTGCCGGGCGCGGCGGCGATTAGTTTGAATTCCTCCGCGTACTCGTCGCAGCAACACTCGACAACGTTCGTCTCGCCCACCGGCTCGCAGTTGCAGAACTTGCTGCACAGCGCTTCGAACAGGAAGTCGGGCATCTCATTGATCACCTGCTCCCGGCTTACCGTTACCGTGTGGCACTCGCCATTGGGGTGGCGATACTCGAAGCTGAACTCCTCCGGCACGCAGTGCTGAGCCTGGGCGGCATCCTCGGACGCCTTCGCGCATGACTTGATCGAGGCCAGCAGGTAGGACCATGCGAAACCGCGCTCCTGGGACGGGCGCAAGCCGAGCGCACGCGCTACGTCATCGCGACACTGCTTGTCCAGGTCGTGGAGTTGCTGAGCCTGGGC